GGCTGATTTGAACCGTCTAATCCCCCTGAACGCCCGCTACAGCTACGAGCGCCTGGAGCGCAACGACAACAGCCCTGGCGGGCGCACCTACGGCCCCGACAAGCTGCCCAGCGTCACCACCATCCTGTCCGCGACCAAGGACAAGGCCGCGCTGGACGCCTGGGTGGCGCGCGTGGGCGAGGCAGAAGCCGAGCGCATCCGCAACGAGGCGGCCACTGTGGGCACGCACATGCACAGCGTGGTCGAGCACCTGTTGCTCAACGAGCCGCTGCCGGCGCCCCAGTCGTGGCTGCAGACCAAGGGCTATTGGATGGGCTACAAGCTCATCGAGGCGTTCTTCCCGAACGTCCAAGAGGTCTGGGGCGCGGAGATTCCGCTGCACTACCCGGGCAAGTACGCAGGCACCTCAGACTGCATCGGCGTGTACCGGCATGCGGAGTCCATCATCGACTTCAAGCAGGCCAACAAAATGAAGCAGCGGGCGTGGATTGAGGACTATTTTGTCCAGTTGGCCGCCTACGCAGCCGCGCACAACGCCGTGCATGGCACCAACATCCGCCAGGGCATCATCCTGATGGTCAGCCAGGATGGCCAGACGCAGGAGTTTGTGACCTGCAGCCGCGAGTTTGACGGCTACAAGGACCAGTGGATGCGGCGTGTAGACGATTATCTGGCCAAGAAAAAAGCCCCGGCAGAACCGGGGCCAAAAGACTTGACGTCTACAGGAGAAACATAGACACAGACAACTGCGAGTCACCCCGCAGCCCAATAATACTCCCGGGCCGCGGGCCGTCAACCTTTTTTCGCGGCGCGCATGTTGTCCACAAGATTGGGATAGGGCCGGCCAGCGGCCTTGGCCATTTTCTTGGCGGCTGCCTTCTTGGCCGGAGCCAACTTCTTCGGCGCAGCCAGGCCCTTGGGCCGGGGCTTGTCCCAGACTTCCTTTTTCATTTCAGGTTCCTCAGTTTGTACAGGGTGGAAAGGTACAACTCGATGGCCGAGTCGATGAGGTTCTGCAAGGGCGTGTCATCTTTCTCGCACGCTTCATAGCGACCCTCTTCGATCATGTCCATGTGATCTTCAAGCAGGTCGTCGATGTTGTCCTTGGTGGGCGCCTTGGACGGCTCCATGAACGGAATGGCATCCAGCGAGCCGTAGCGGCCCATGTAGGCCTCGGCAATCTTGTCTGCGTGGTCCACGATCCCGTCGTAGAAGTCCCCCAGCGCCATGTGCTGGGAGAAACTGCCAGGCCCTTTGGTGGACCAATGAACGCGATGCGCAACCTCACGGCTGAGAAACATCACGGCGAGAAGCTTTTCTGCTGTCATAACTTACCCCGAACGCGGCTGCATGGCCATCAGTGAGCTGATGGGATCTTGAGGGAACAAAGCTTGGTACATGTCTCCGGAAGCGGCACTGGTCTTCTGGCCACCGCCTGCGGGCGCTGGAGCTGAAGCAGGAGCAGCTACCGGAGTAATGGGCGGAACCCCACGGGTAGGCGGCGCGGACTGGCGCGGGGGCTGAGTCGGGCGCTGACGCTCCACCGGCGGCTGGTTGATAGCCGCGTCGAGGTAGTTCAGCATCGACGCAGGCAGCACGCCAGAGGACACCATGCGCGACGTGATATCGCGCGCCAGACCCAGGCTTTGGGCGTTGTTGGCGGGCTGTTTGAGCATCAGCGCCAGCAGCGTAGGGTCCCGCATGGCCTGTTCCATCGCAGCGCGGGTCATGCCAGCAGGCATCTTGTCGAAGATGCTGCGCATTGCCTTAGAGCCGGCGGATGCCGCGATCAGCGTGCCGGGGCCACTGCCGCCTGCCGCAGTCGAACCAACCTTAGAACCAATCACCCTAAGCGCCAGGTCTGTCACGATGCCACTGCCCTGAATCACTGAGTCCAGTGTTTGGCGGTTGGCCATCGCATCTTCCACCTGCATCATCGCCTTGGTCAGTTGGCCGATGGATCTCATCTCCTCTCGGCTAATCATCCCGTTGGTGCGCATCATGTTGACAAGGGAAGGCTTGTTGGGGGCGAGCGGCTCGACCAGGATTCGACGGAACGCTTCAGGATTAAAGTTGTCGATTCCCCCCGCCTTGGTAAAGGCGTAGTCCATCAGCGTGGCCTTGAGGCCGTCCACTGCGGTTTGTCCACCGCTTTGCGCAAACTCCATGAGTTTGCGCATGCCCAGCACCGGCGAACGGCTGTTGAGCACGTCCACCACAGCGTTGGTTGGATTTTCCCCGGCCTTGAGCACCTGAGCAAAAGCTTCCTGGCTGCGCAGCGTCTTATTCCAGTGGCTGTTGTCTGCAGCGACCTGCTTGAGCGCGAGCTCGGCCTTGACAATGTCCGTCATGTCGTTGGTCAGACCAAGCTTGTCAAGCATGGCCTGGTTTTCGTTGACAAACGCCTGCAGTTGGCGAGGGTTAACGCGGCCGGTAACCGGGTCCACTGTCCGAGCGGCCAAGAGGCGCATGACGCGCGACTGAGCGTCCTGGATAGACACGACACTCTGGTCAGACAAATCTGCCAGGGGCTTGAGCATCTGTGCCTGGTCGCTCTTGGGGCCGAATCGCTGCACCGCCTGGTCGTACTGAGTACGGGCAAAACGAACAGCATCCTCGATTTCGTTCATCCGCATCGCGGTCACGTCAGCGTTTTGGCCAAACGCGCGGGTGACAAGGATCTCAGCCGGCAGCCGCTCAGCCCCGGTCCGCGCGACGTCGCCCTGGATGGTCGCTGTCTTGCCAAAGGTGCGGGTGAACGTGTCGTTGAGCGCGCGGGAGAAGTCGCGGGCCGCGTCAAACGCAGGATTCTTCAGTGTGTTGAGGTCAGTGAGAAGCGCATCGGCCAGCGTGCTGTAGAGGTTTGCGTCACTGACATCGCCACGACCAGCCGAATCGCGAGCCAGGGCCAGGAGGTTGGACCGGTAGTTGATCAGCTCGCTGACATCCACTTCTTTTGCGGTGTAACGAGCGGGCAGTCTCACCACGCCCGTTTCGATGTACTCAGGGGTGTTTTTGGCAGACTTGTACGCCAGGACGTTGGCGCGGGTAGCCCCCAACTCCTGCATGATGTCCTGCACCACTTTTGGAATTACCTGGTTGTAGGCAGCGGTGCCGACCTCAGAAGCGCGCTTGAGAAACGTGTCGAAAGTGGCCGAAGGGATAAGCTTTGGAGGCTCGATTCGAGTTTCGTCCCAAGCAGCAATAGGAAGGCGCCCTGTGCGTTCCCATGCCAGTCGCTCGGCCTGGTTTGACGGGGGCCGCTCAACTTTCATGCGAACAGTTTTCTCTGTGGGCTTGGTGGCTTGGCGTATCGCCTCGTCCCACAGCATCTTTTCCGCATCACGGGCGTTTTGCAGGGCCAGGGTAGTTTCAGTCTTGACAATCTCACCAATCTGCGCACGGGCAGCGGGATTGTCCTGCTTGATCTTGACGATCTTGCGCGCAGCGTCAGCGTCGGCTTTAGCGAGACGCGCATCTAAGGCCTGGGTGAAGAGCTGGTCGCGCATCTCAGCCACGCGCGTCAGAGCCTCGGGCGTGCCCACTTCCTTGAGCCGCTCCATCAACAGGCCGTAGGCCCGCAAGGCTTCCTTGCCCTGAGCCTCGGTGTCAGCGGCAAACTTCAGGTTCATGTTGCCCAGCGTGCGCTCTACTTCGGTCAGCACCAGGCTGCCGGTTTTCTGCGCAGACGTCGGCGTGGAAACACTGCCCGGCAGCGGCTTTTCCAACTGTCGAATGAGCTTGGGGATGTCCTCGCCCTGCTCTTCCAGGATCTTCTGGAGCTGAGCCGCCGCAGTGTTTTGGGCCTTGATGTCTGCACCTGCGCGGGCAGACGTCAACATGTCCCTGGCCATGTTGTAGCCGTTGAAGAACAGCCGCGTAGGCGTGAACACGCCGGCCGTGACCTCAGCCGCGAGCCGCGTTCCTTTGGCCTCGGGGTCAATTGCGTAGACCGTGCCGCCTGCAATCCCTGCAGCGCCTCCCGCCAGCGTCTCGCCTGCAAGGAAGGTGGCAGGGGTCTTGCGTGCAGTTTCGCCAATTTGGGAGATGAATCGCGAGACGCGATTACCGGTCATCACCGGCAGAGAGAACATCCAAGGAGCTGCGGCGATGGACTGCCCAAAGGTAGTGCCACCTTCGCGATAAGGCGCCACTTCCGGGCGCATGCGGGCGTTGTACTCGTCGAACATCAGCGCATCGAGCGCCTCTGCCCCAAGCAAGCCCAATCCAGCACCGCCTACTGTGCCCAGCACCGGCAACGCAATCTTGCCCGGTCCCGGCACCAGCGGAGACGCCGCGAGACGCAGCCCAGCTTCCGCGCCCATGCGCGCGCCGGCCATGACGGAAGTGCCCTTGGCCGCGCCTTGGCCTGCGCCTACCGCAATAGCTTCGGCTTTCTCGCCGGCCGTGGGGTAAAACGGCACCCCAAGGTCCTCAACAGACTGCGTTGGAGCAGCACCTTCCGCCGTGGGCGAAGGAGGCACCACCCCAGACACGGGGGCGGATTGCTTGCGAATGGCCTCAAGCTCAGCTGCGGTCAATGCCATGATGTCTCCAACTATTGCCCGAGTTTCATCCGAAGATCAAAGGTGCCATTTTTGTTCATCAACAAGAAAGGCCCGGCAGGCAGCTTGTCAAACTGTTCCTTGGAAGTTACCCGAGGCGGCACGCCTAGCAGCTCCCGCGCACGGTCGATCTCCTCTACTGCCTGACGGCCCGCCTTGATGGTATCCGGGCCCAGGTTGCGGTTGAGGTAGCCCTCGCGGTAGGCCCCGCGACGCAGGTCCAGCAGCAGCGAATCCAAGCCGATCAAGCGCTGTTGATAGGCTTCGGGGCGATCAATGAAGCCGGGCAGCAGGTTCAGCTCTTCTTGAATCTGCCTGCGCTCGCCTTCAGCAAACCGTGGGTTGGTCGCAAACGCCCGCCCAATACGGTTGGCCGCGTTGGACAAATACCGCCCCGCCTGAATCGGCTGCGAAGGGTCATCAATCAATTCGCCGGCAATCGGCACACGGGCAACAAACGCCGTACCGACGTTGATCGGGCCCGTTCCGGCCTTGGCCAGGTTGAACAGCGTCGGGCCTTCCGACACATACGCAGCCCCCGGCATCTTGGGAGGTGCGCCCTCTTCCGGCATGCGGCCTTCTGCAGGAGCAGGTGCCGCACTGGGCCCGGCAGCGGGAGCTTTTGCAGGGGCAGCCCCTGCCGGAGCAGGTGCGCGGCCCGCGCCTGTCGGCAAGTTCAGCCTGCGACGCGCTTCCTGCGCTGCCGTCACAAAGTCCGGCACCATCGGCTGCACCGTTACCTGGGTGGTCTGCTGCGTCACCGGGTCAGTGCGCAGTTCCTGGCGCGGCGTGTTGAGCACCGTAATGGCCGACTCGATCAAGTTGTCCTGCTCAGGGGTGGTCTTGCCTGCAGCGTAACTGGCCAAGAAGCCCGGACGGTTGACCACGGCCCAGTGCCAGTCGCCCTTGCCAAACGGGGATTGGCCCGAGGCCTTGGCGCTTTCCTTGAGGATGTCGCCAAACAGCTTGCGCTGCGACTCAACCGCCTTGGCGTTGAGCTCGCGGATGTCCCCAATCTCCTTCTCTGCAGCCTGCAGAGCAAGCTGCTTGGTGGCCAGTTCGCCCTTGCGCTGTTCCGCCGCCAACGCCATCATCGTGTTGGGCAGCGTGCGGGTTACCTGGCCCAAGCGCGAGGCAAATGAGCCGCGCAAAGGACGGCCCTGCTCATCGACGTTGCCGGCAAACCCGAGTCCGCGACTGGCAATGTCCAACAGCATCTGCGTCTTCATGTCTTCTCTTGAGCGGCCCAGGCCCAGCAGTTCTTGGTAGACAGGCATCTTGGCTGCCATGGTGGTCCGAAGGTCCGGCACCGCGGCGGGCCTTTGTGTGAGCATCGTGCTCGCCCAATTTTGGGCAGCCTTGACAAGCTCAGGAGGGTAAGAAGCTGCCGGGGTCACGCCCTCCTCATCGGACCCGTCCTTAAAATGCTGAACAATCCCGCCGTGACGGAACTGCTGCGGCACAGACATCGTGCCAGGCATTCCTGTCTCGTCGCCCCCTACCAGCGTGGCGATACCGCCCGCTGCCAGTTGCATAGGCGCGGGCCCCGGTCCAGCCGCCATTTCGGGCGGCATTTGAGGGGGCATCTCGGGAGGCATCTCCGGCATCGGGGGCGGCATTGCGCCAGGCGCGGGCCCCGGGCCGCCAGGCATGGGCATCCCTCCCGGAGGCATCATCGGGCCGGCACCCAGCGCGCCAATGCCCTGCTGCGCGGCCAGCGTGGGCTGCAGCATGGCCAGCACTTCGGGAGGCGTGTTGTAGGCCGCGTCTTCCCCGACCATCTCAGCGAGCTCCTGGTACCGTGCGTCGGTGGACCGCATGTCCCCGCGCAGGTTGTTCATCAGGATTTCGGGGTTCTGAGGCGTGCGAGCCATTGGCGGAAGTTCTTCCACGCCTCGGTTATCTTCGCTGTCATATTCGTCATCATCTTCAAATCCCTCCATGATGCCGCTGTTGCGAGTCACTTTTGACAGCGGCTTCGCAAACATCTCGCGCTCAAGCACCTTGCTTTTCATCGCCATTCCTTAAAAAAGCTTGTTGGCCGCGGCGGCCGCACTTGCCCCTGCGATGCCCAGACCAGCGATTTGCTGGAACGGGCTGGCAGCCGCTTGTGTCTGCTGCGTCATCGCCATCTGCGTCGTCGGCGCGCCTTTGTAGATGTCCGACAGGAAACCAAACATCTGCATCGGCTGCATGCTCTGCTGCAGTTGGTTCTGGCGCTGTGCGTCCAAAACGGCCTGCTGCTGACGCTGTTGCTGGGCACCAATGTTGTACAGGAAGTTCACGTCCTGCTGACCCAGGCCCTGCTGTTGAGCTCCCAATGCAGCAAGTTGTCCGCCAAGGGCGGCTTGCTGGCCACCCAAGGCGCCCAGGCCCTGTGCCAACTGCTGGCCAATGCCGAACTGCTGGCCCGCCAGACTGCCGATACCCTGCGCCAAGCCCTGGCCCAATTGCGATTGCTGGCCATAGATGTTGCCCAATTGCTGTGCTCGTTGTAGCCCAAGCTGGGCGCCCTGCAGACCGTACTGACCCATCATTTGCTGGTTGGCCAGAGCGGCTTGTTGCTGCACTTGTTGGTTGGCTTGAGCAGCTTGCAAACGAGCGATTTGCTCTTGATTGAACTGCTGCTGAGCCTGTTGGAAGGCAGACTGCAGACCACGGGTCTGGATGTCGCCCATCTGCGTGGCCAGATTGCGGTTGCGCTCAGCTTCCACAATCGCCTGACGGCTGCCGCCAAAAGCCCCCGCACGTGCGAACTGCGCCGCCTCTTGCTGACGAGCAATGTCCGACTGCCGCTGCGCTTCGCGCTTCTCGATGTCCAGCACATTCTGCATGTACGGGGACATGTACGAGCCTGCGGTGCCCGGAGCCACAAAGGACTGAGTGGAGATGTCTCCTGCTGCGGTGGCCAAGGGTGCTGCGCCCAGTTGCGCGCCCCGGACCATTTGCGCTGCTTCGCCCATTGATTGGATAGGAGAAACCGCCTGGTTCAAAGCATTTTGCGCTGCCAAGAACTGGCGACGGGTGTCTGCACCCAACAGTGCCTCAACGCCGCGGCCCACGACCTCCTGCCCGCCCATCACGCCTTGCGTGGCCGCACTCATGTAGGGCTGGTACGCGCCAATGCCCATGCGGGCCGCTTCCATCGCCCGGACTTGGTCCGGGGAGAAACCAGCAATCTGGTAGCTGGGGGCAAGGAACCGACCTTGTTGCGCTGCTGCATTGATGGCATCGACTTGCGCCTTTGCCGTTTGCATCAGCGCAAGTTTTTGCGCCTCAATTTCTGGCGCTTCGCGGACAAATTGGGTACTGATATCGGTTGCCATCTTTAGCCCCGTGATGCGTTACGTTCGAGTTGATGCATGAGCGCATACATCTTCTTAGCTCCTTTGCGGCGGTCACCACCTCCTGCCCCACGGACAGCCTTAGCGGTCATGACAAATTCGCCGTCAGAAAGCATCGCAGGGATGGAGTCCGAAGTCGCGGTCCCCGGTCCGTCAATTTGACCCGTGCGACGAGGATATCCGCCTGCGCCCAAGGAAGCAATGCCTCCCATGTTTCTTTGGACAACGCCGCCAGTTGGCGTCTTGGGAATAGTCGAGATACCACCAGAGGAGGCCACGGGCCGCGGAGCGGCAACCGTGACGCCAATATCCCCAGCAATTTTGCGAATCTGCGCCTCAATCTCAGGGAGGGACAAGCCGCTGTCCCGCCAGTAGTTCAAGCCGCCGGATTCAGCATCGCGGTTTAGGACGCGACGATAGATGTCGTTGATCTGCTGCTCACGCTCGTTCGTGACTGGGGCGGCAGCGTAGTCATATCCCACCGGAGCTGTGGAAGAAATGGTCACGGGCCGCGAGACGTCGGCCACCGGCACATTCTGGGGAAGGGTCAGCGGCACGCCGATGTCCCCGGCGATTTTGCGGATCTGAGCCTCAATCTCAGAGATCGACAAGCCGGAGCCCGCCCAGTACTTCAGGCCTGCCGTCTCCGCGTCGCGGTTGAGGATGGAGCGGTACAGGTCGTTGATCTGGCGCTCGCGATCTGTCACAACAGGAGCAGCGGAATAGTCGTAGCCCGCCGGAGCCGTGGACGAAATGATGATGGGCTTGGTTGGCTCCACCGCCGCCACATTCTGGGCAGCAATCCGAGGCAGGCCGGAAACCGGGTCAGGACGCGCGCGTGGCTCGACAAACGGCACCGTAATGGGCTTCATCACCGCCTCGGGCGCCGGGGCCTGGGCAGCGGCCTGCTGTGCCAGATACCGCTGCCGCTCAGGAGACGCCAGCATCATGCCGCGGATGTCTTCCATCGACAGGTTGTACTGGGGGCTGCCAAATGCCATCAGGCCCGCTACATCAGGATCGCGGCCCAAGAGGCTGCGGTAGCTGCCTTCGATCTCCGCCAGACGCTCCCCAGTGGGGAACTGCATCGGGGCACGCCGAGGCATGGGGGACGGAGGCATGACCGTGGCCCGGGCCTCAGCAGGAACCAGCGAGGCATAAGGTGCAGTCGTGTTGTACGGGGCTTCCACGCTGGGCAGCGACGTCACCGGCTCATTGCGGCGTGTCTGGGGGTTGTACTGGTAGCCGCCCAACAGCCCCTGGTTGACCACGCCGTAGTACATATTCTGCGCGGCGGGGGAGTACATGTTGTAGCCGCCGACCGTGGGCGTTGCCACCTGGGTGGTAGGAGCCGCGGCAATTCCGACCTGGGTCAGTGGAGCAGTGGCCGCAGGCGGAGCAGAGGCAACGGTACCCACTGCCGGAGTTTGCAGCGCAGCCTGCTGACCAATCACAGCAGCGGAAGGCAACGTCTCGCCGCCATTAGAAAAATGCTGCACTTCCCCGCCATGGGCATAGCCCGGGGGAGGCAGAACAGAGCCGCCGTAGTAGGTCACACCAGGGAGGTTCTGGATGTAGTACTGATACGGGTTGCGGGCCAACAGGTCGCGCGCGGAGCCCGGGCCGCCGGTGAAGAGATCCGAGTACGGGGACTTGACCTCGCGCTGCTGGAAACCGCCAGTCAGGCCCATGATGCCCAGGCCTGCAGCGGCCATGGGGCCGTAGCTGCGCATGATCCCGGGTGTCATTTGGCCGGTAACTCGCTTGAGCGCATCGGCATACGGCATCCGAGGATTCTTGGCCATCAGGTCATTGACCTTCAGATCAATCGCCTCTTGACTGGCTCCCTGGGGCAGGAACAGATCAGACACGCCCTGTTTGAACGTCTCCCAGCTCGCGGGCCCTTGACCAAGGCCCAGACCCTCGCCGATCGTCTTGATGGACTGGCCAACAGTAGGAACCGCACTCTTTGCAGACACAGCCTGTTGGACGGCATCGCCCCCGGTAACCGCGGTGCTCGCCGGTGCTGTAACCGCCGGAGGGGCAACAGTTCCTACGCTGGGAACCCCCGAAGTCGTCGCACGTTCGACGGCCCTGGCTTCCCCAAAAGAATCCGGCAGGAGATCGTATTTATCCGGAACATTTACGGCAGCCGGAGCTTGCGATCCGGGCATCGTCGGTAGCTCAGGTTGAGAGGGCAAAGACGGCCCCGCGGCTTCCGTATAGACCTTGGCCGGCGCGTCAAAGAAGTTGGCGACCTTGCCTACCTGCGTCTGGAACGCCTCCTTAGCAGTCATTTCAGCGGGGCCGGTCAGGGGCATGTCCCCAAACAAGGCTGCCCCTGTGCCCGCCGTGATCCCCGCGACAGCGCCTGCCTTCAAAGCATCGCGGACGCTGCCACCTGCTAACAGGGTAGAGCCTGCCGACCCCACAAAGCCGCTGATAGCTGCACCTGCCGCGGTCCCCGCTCCGACCCCTAGCATCGACGCTGCGGCCGGCCCCAAAAGGAAGCCCAGTGCCACCGTCGTGACAATCCGGCCCACCGTGCTGCGGGTGAACTTCTTGACGGCATTGCCAATTTTGCTGAAGACTTTCTTCAGGAAGAACTCAGGCAGCCCCGTCACGGGGTTCACGGTCCCCGAGCCGCCGCGCTTCTTCAGCATGCGAGCTTCAGCAGGCGTGATGTGCGCCAGCATGGTGTCGCCGTTGCGGCCGTAGGAGGCCAGGGCCTTGGCAATAGGCTTGAGCTCAGCAATGCCGCCTTTGGCAAAGGCCTGGGGGCCTGCAGGCTCGCCGCGGAGCTGGTCCACGGCCACGTTCAACGCAGCGAAGAACTCGGGATCAAACTGCTCAGGCAGGATGTCGTCCGTGACGCCCTGTGCAAGGTATTTTTGCTTGATGGCCTCGTAGTTCTCGGGGTTGGCCAGAACCTCGTCCACCAGTTGGTTGATCAGGTCCAGGACTTCCGCCGGAACGTCCATTTCCTCCAGCGCCTGCTTGAACTCAGCAACCGCCTGGGGGTCAGCTTGGGAGGCACTAGACAGCAGCTCGTCAGAAAATTCCTTGGGGGAAACGGTCTGGCGAATTTGGTCAAAAGCGGCCATCTGCTCGGGGCTGATGGCCGCTGATGCCGCTTGTTGGCTCATTTCTGGCAAAGCCATGATCCCTTGTTGAGCAGTGGCCATGATTTATCCCGAGAAAAAGGTTGAAGTCATTTTATTGGGTCAGGTCGTAGAAGGAAAGCGATCCGACCACGTCACCTGTGGTTGCGCCAGATACGGTTCTGACGGCCACGGTATAGATGTCGCTGACCCCGGCAATCGTCGCGCCCAGTTGCAGGTCAAAGTTGTAGCCCGTAGCCGCGCTTGTGTTCCCAACGCCACCCGAGCCGGTTGAGGTCACGTAGTCCGTCTGCACGATGGAGCCTCCCGTGGTGGCCGTGGCTGCTACATCAAACTCCACATTGGAATCAGTCGGCACTGCCGTCCACGATGCGGCGGTCAGCGTCGGGTTCTTGATCAGCGCCACTTCATAGTTTTGATTGGTCGTGGGCAGAACTTGAACCCGGTTAGGCAGCACAACAGCGCCCGTGCGCCCCGCAGCAAGCCGGATGGAAACGACGGGCAAGAAAGTAGAGCCAATGGTGCCCAAGACTGTAGTGCGTCGCGCCACATGGTCAATCGAGGTCTGCTCAAACCCGCCTTCGGAGATGACCGAGCAGCAGATCGCCTTCATCGAAGCCGCCACCGCAGCCGTCGTGGTCACAATCTCATAGCGAACCGGCAGGATTGCCGTGGTCATGTAAACATTGGTGATCTCGTTGGCGTTGTTAAACGTGTGGCAGACGATGTACTGGCCGTTGATGATGAAGCCGCACCGGACTGATCCGACGCCAAGCCATTCAAAGTCCATCCACAGAATCTGTGCCTTGGACGGGTCGAGCGTATAGCCGGAGGCTCCTGTGCCGTCCAACTTGTCGCCGTTCCAGTCATCTTGGTTTACGGTGCGAGCATTAGAAACAGAACCGGTGACGTAGGAGCGCAGGACAAAAGAATAGACGCCATCCACGCGCTGGAAGAACACACCGTTCTGGTCGTTGTAGTACCCCACCCGCTGCGTGAGGTTCAGGCTCATGCTGCTGTCCATCACGAAGGTGGCAAGCACCAACAAACCCTTCCCAGGCTGATACGGGAACGAACGATAGGACTGCCGCAAGACAGAGCCAACACCGGCCCCGGTGACTTCCATCTTGACTGCCGCTTCGTTGGACAGGAACGTCGTCGTGCCCGTGCCGGTCGTGGAGACATCGAACTGGTTGTCTGCGGCGTAGCGGTTCTGGCTGTCGAAGAGCGTGTAGGGCTGACTGACCCGCAGGCGCCCAAAGGCATCCGTATTGGTGCCTCCAATAGAGATTGGGATGGGGGATGGTGTGGTCACAATTTGCCTCAGCAGTGCGTCAAGCCGGTTGAAGTACAGACGCAGGACGTTGTTGAACTGCTCGTGGTAACGCGACTCGTAGTCCCGTGGGGCCAGAGGCAGGTTGGGAGGCGCAGGAACGATTGCATCTTCAATGATGAAGCTCATCTACGACCATCCTGACGAATGTCGATCCGCGGTGCGCCAAGCTGCCACGTCGTGCCAAGTTGATTGGAGTCGATCTTGAAAATCATCTGCCGACCACGCACACGGGTATAGATCTGCCCGGTGAACTCCTCGGTAATCACGTACGTGTTGCCTCTGACCACGGGCTTGCCTGAGCTGTCCACGGCCCCGGAGCCAGAGTTGTACAGCCCGTAGAGCGTCATGTTGACCGTGGCACCGCTAGCGGTAGAGTTCTCGAACGTAATGTCGGGCAGCATGCGCCACACGAACCCGAAGTTGTGGCCATCGCCGATATCGAATTCAGACGACGAGATGTACGCATTGATGGCGGTGGCAGTGCCTGTCTCGTTGTTGTCAATGCCCTCTTCGTGGTTGACGATGTTGCTGCTGTAGGTTGCCGCTATCGGGAAATCACGCAGGCCCGAATCAAGCCACGCGGTCCGCGCTATCGTGCCGTAGTACCAGATGCGCTCAAGGTAGTTGTAGACGACATAACGATCAACGGAAAAGGAGTTGGCCGAACAGTAGAACCACCAAACCTCGTTGAAGCCCTCGTTTGTGCCCGCAAAAACTTGAGCGCTTTGGGAAGAGTTGAAGCTACTAAACACGTAGCGGCGCACATCGCAGGGCAGCGTTTGCACGCGGCCGTCGTAGGCGTAAAACTTGTCCACGCCCATCCAATACACAACGCCGGAGCCGATGGCCGCAGCGTTGGGGCCGACGATGGAAATGTTGTCCCCCAGTAGCTGGGCGCCCCACACAATAGGCGGCCCAAGATATTGCAGCGAGTACAGCGCGGAGTCCGTAAACACCACAATTTCCTGGCGAGCTTGGATGGCCGTAACGATTTCGGAGCCAGTAGACAAGCGCAAACTGCCCGCCTGATTTGTGGCAGCGGGCGTCCAATCAAGAGGATCTTCTTGAGCCGACCACCTGATTAGCATGGGGTCAAGCGTCGATGAGCCGTAGTCGGTAGAGCCAAGCGCAAACACAAACCGGTTCACGTCGGACACAAAAACCACGTTTTGTTTTGTCGGGACATCAGATGCGCCGACAGCGGTCGCCAAGTTATAGCCCCTGACACCTACGCCTGTCGTGGCATCCCAGTAATACAGGCCACCGCCACGGGGGCCGAACACCAAGTCCTCGCCCCAGTTCTTTTGGCTCCACAATTGAATTGCAGTGTTGGAAGTACCACCAACGCCCCAGGTTCCAGAGCCCCATGCACCCGCGCCCCATCCAGTCAAAGGAATGGCTGCGGCTGAACCCGTGTTTAACTGATACGCGGCAACCACCGCTGCACCGCCTCCTGGCGAGCCGGCGATTGCCGTTGCATTTGGCGTGACCGAGATGGTGATCGTGTAGGTGTCAACGGTCAAAACAGTGACCTGAAACTCCTGGTTCAGGACGGCCGCGGTTACGTTGGTGCCTACGCCGCCAATATCAACGGCACCGCTAAAGGTCACGTAGTCGCCGGTAAGGCACCCATGTGCCACATCCGTTACCGTCACCACAGGGGAGGCCGTCAATGCAAACGGATTGTTAAGCGTGGCTGTGGCGCGGATCGGCGTAACGTCGTAATACTGGCCCCCTCGCTCAATGTAGAACTTCAGGTTGGTGCCGACACCAAGCAGATTAAGGTTGCCAAGCGTCACCCAGTTCCACAGCGACCGGCACACTCCCAGGAACGTATTAGACGAGATGCGGGACCACCCGCCAATCTTCTCGGGCGTGCCCTGACGGAAGCGAACCTTGTCGCAGTCATACCACCCGCCTTCTGACGTATATCGCGTGTTCTCGCGGTTGACTCCGGGCTTAAACAGGATTTTCTGGAGCGGCATAGCGGTATTTTCCTGTCAAGACAGAAAAAGGGCAATCTCGGCTTCACGGCGTTTTACCAGACCCGGCAGGACTTTGCCACCACCCATCGTCCACTGGCGGAAGGCGTCTGCCGCCCCGTCCCAGTCGTCGCGGTTGGCCCGCATCCTGATCTGGCTGCGCTGCAAGTTACCTA